CATTGAACCTGTGGCGGACGTTGGCGGCAGGATCATCGGTCTGAGCACCGCTAATGGGTCGGGAAATTTCTTTCACCGCATGTGGGTTGGTGCGGAAACGCGTACAAACCAGTTCTCCCCGATGTTCTACCCGTGGTCGGCGAACGCCGAACGTGACCTGGACTGGTACAACGGCAAGAAACGGTCGATGACCTCCTGGCAGCTTGCCCAGGAATACCCGTCGAACCCTGAAGAGGCGTTCATCAAGTCTGGTCGGACCGTGTTCGATGTGGACGATCTGGTGAACAAGGTGATACCCCACGAACCTGTGGTCGGCACTCTGGCCGACCGGACTTCGCTGCGGGATCTGCAATGGATCCCGAACCACGACACCGACGGGATCGACCCCCTGAGTGTGTGGGAGCTGCCACAACCCCAACATTCGTATGTACTGGGAGCCGACGTTGCCGAGGGGTTGGACTGGGGTGACTATTCGTGCGCCTATGTGATCGACATCTCCAACGGGCTGGTTGTCGCTGAGTGGCACGGCCACGTCCCCGCCGACCTGTTCGGCGAGGAGATCTACAAGCTGGGGATCTGGTACAACACCGCACTGGTCGGGGTGGAGTCGAACAACCACGGGTTGACGACGATCACCGCCCTGAGGCGGTTGGGGTACAAACGGCTGTTCCGCCGCCGGCGGGTCAACTCCACGCAGGGCAACACGCCGATGACAGAGTTCGGGTGGCACACAAACAAGTCGACCAAGCCGCTGATGATTGACGAGTTGGGCCGGTCGTTGCGGGAACAGGAGATCGAGTTGCGGTCTGCTGGGTGCCTGGGGGAGTTGCGTACTTATGTCCGTGACGAGCGTGGGGCGATGAACGGTTCCCCACACGATGACCGTGTGATGGCTTTGGCGATCACGAACCAGATGACGAACTATGCGTGGGCACCCGAGTACAAGCAGGAAACGGACGACTACTGGACGTTCAACTGGTTTGCGAACGTCAGGTCTGACGGTGAGGTGCCGAACAACGATTGGACGATCGGGGCTTCGTCTCAACGACACCGCTAGGTGGGGTGGGACACTTTCATCTTCTTTGTAGGACTTCCTACGGAGTGATGATGAACCGTTCTTACAATTCTGTTGGCGCAGGCGACCTTCCCAAGCTTTCTAACGGAAGCAAGTGCTGCGACCCGGCACGGCCGGGTGCAGGTCAATCTGCAAGTGGCGTCAAGGTCGGCCTTGATATCCCGAAGGTCGCTCGACCTGGTGGTCGTCAAGGTGGCGGACTCAAGTCCGCTGGTTCGGCCCCCAAGGCCGCACGGCCCGGCGGTCGCCAGTCCGCATCCAAGGCCTAGTAGCCCGTGGCCTGTGACCGCTCCTACGAGGAGTGTGTCCAACTAGCCCACCCGTGTTTCGGTCACAAGATCCGTTTGTGGCGTGAAGACGGCATGGCAGGGATCGCCCTGCCAGATCATCAGGAGTGGACGGGTCCGACGGTTCGCGAGCGCGTGACGGAGACGTTGGCGAACGCAAAGCGGAACGGTATCGAACCGCAGTACATGGGAAGGGCCACGCTGGTCTGATGGCAAAGCTGTCGAAAGCTGAGAAAATCAAGCGGTACCGGCAGCGGCTGGATCACGCCCAGAAGTGGCGTGAAAACGAAGGCTACGACGACACATGGAAACGAATGCTCGACCTGTACAAGGGGAAGCATTTCGCTGCTGGTTCCGACGATGAGGATCGCATAGCGATCAACATGGCGTTCTCGACGATCAACATCATTTTCCCGTCGATCACGGTAAACCACCCGAAGATCGAGATCATGTCGAACACCGTCGAGGACGAGGACCGTGCGGTCATCGCTTCGGCGGCTATCAACTACTGGTGGAAGCACTACGACTTCCGCACCCCGTTCCGCCGTTCAACCAAAGACTTCCTGATCATGGGTCACGGTTGGGTCAAAGTCGGGTACCGGTTCTCCGAAAAAGAAGAACCAACGTCCCTTGAAGAGCAGCGAACAGAGTTCAACGGGCTTGCCGACGAGGCCGATGCTTACGCTGAAACGAACCCTGAGTTGGCGGGCGAACTGCCCACCGACGAAGAGATCGAAGCGAACCTCGGGGAAACGAAAACGATCATCACCGAAGATCGGCCGTTCATCGAACGGGTCAGCCCGTTCGACATGTACGTCGACCCTGAGGCGACCTCGTTGGAGGACGCCAACTGGGTGGCCCAGCGCATTGTCCGACCGATCGAAGATGTGAAGCACGACAAGCGTTACCGCGAGTCGGTGCGCCGCAAGGTCACTGCCGACTCTGTCGTCAGTTCCGACTGGTTGTCGCGTGACGAACGTAAGAAGTATGACTCGGACATCGACCGTGTCACCGTCTGGGAGTACTACGACCTGAAGGCCGGCACGATCAGTGTGTTCGCCGAAGGCGCAGCGGACTTCCTTGTGGACCCCCGCCCCATGCCCTACGCGTGCGGCCACCCGTACATTTTCATCAGCAACTACGAGATCCCTGACGAGTTCTATCCGGTCGGCGACCTGGAGATGCTCGAAGGTGCCCAGCAGGAACTGAACAAGACCCGTTCGCAGATGATGAACCATCGTAAGAAGTACGGGCGCAAGTACCTGTTCCGTGCCTCGGCTCTAAGCCCCGAGGGCCGTGAGGGACTGGAGTCGAACTATGACAACATTGCGATCGAGGTCGTGGACGAGAACATCCCGCTTCAGGACATCGTTCTCCCTGTGCCGATCACACCCATGTCGGGCGACCTGTACCAGTACTCCGACATTGTTGAACAAGACATCGACAAGATCTCGGGTGTCAACGAGTACGCCCGCGGTTCGTCCCCTGAGATCCGTCGTACCGCCACTGAGGCGGCGATGGTGCAGGATGCGGCCAACGCCCGCTCGTCGGACAAACTGGCGATCATTGAACTGGCGATTGGGGCGATAGCCCGCAAGGTTCTCCAGCTAGCCCAGCAGTACATGACAGGTGAGCAGATCACCCGTGTTGTCGGCGTTGAAGGCCAGCAGTTGTGGATCCCGTTCACTTACGAGGACATCAAAGGCGAGTTCGATTTCGTGGTCGAGGGCGGGTCTACCCAGCCCGCTAACGATTCGTTCCGACGCCAGCAGGCGATCAGCATGATGAACGCTATGGGGCCGATGATCGGCACGGTCATTGACCCCGCCCAGTTGGCGAAACATGTCCTGCAAATGGGTTTCGGTGTGAAGTCCCCTGCGAAGTTCATGTTGCCTCCCGCCCCACCGATGCCAATGGGACCGGACGGTCAACCCATGCCGCCCGATCCGAATGCACCTCCTCCTGGGATGCCTCCTGGGATGCCAATGCCACCAGGTTCTGGGGCTGACGCACCACAAATGGATCCGCGCGAGCTGGAGATGATGAAGCAGCAAGCGGCGATGGGTGGACCTCCACCCATGCCGGGCCAAGGCGGAATTCCCCCTGAGATCCTTGCCCAACTTCAGGGCCAGATGGGTCTAAACGCGTAAAGCGGGACACTTGCATCTGTTCTATAGAGAACAACCAGCGATCGTCGTTGGATTCTCTGGAGGCAATGAGCGACATCAGTGCCACTGCTGACTTTTCAGCAGACGTGGAGTCAAGTCCTGCAAGCGAAGGACTGGGTGAGACAACGAGCTACGAAGCTCCCGTCGAGTCCAGCACCCCAAGCGATTCGGGTTACGACGCTCCTGACAACGGTTCAATTCAAGAATCGGCTGAACCCATCGAATCTCTTTTTGAGTTGGATGGCACACCGATCACCTTGGACGAAGCCAAAAATGGCTACCTCAGACAGTCTGATTACACAAAGAAGACTCAAGAGTTGGCCGAAATGCGGTCCCGTTTGGCTGAAGCTGAAGCCATCACAGAAGCGTTGCGGTCGGACCCGATCAGCACGCTGAACGCCCTCTCTGAGGCGTTCGGTGTGGACTTTCGGGCAGAGGCGAATGATCCGTTTGCGGACATGGACCCTGAGATGGCACGCATCTCTGTGTTGGAACAGAAGATTGCACAGCAGGAGAACGCCGCACGTCAAGCAACCATCGACGCGGAACTCAGCAACATGCACCAGCAGTTTGGTGAGTTCAACGATCAAGAGTTGTTCGCCCACGCAATTAAGGGCAACTTCCAAAGTTTGCAGTCCGCTTATGCGGACATGAACTTCGGTCGGCTGCAAACACAGTTGGCTGAGATGACTCGCAAACAAAATGAGGAAGCTGCCCGTACCCAGGCGAAGCGGGAAGCCAGCGTTGTTCACGATGGTGGTACCCGTGCGACTGGGGCTGTGTCGAACACTCGGCCCGTTGAATACAGCGGGGTTCGGGAAGCGTTTTTGGCTGCCAAGAAAGCACTCGGAGTCAGTTAACCCTTTCCTTCAGGAGATCCACGAATCATGGCAAACGTAAATTACGATGCAATCCTCACCACGACTTTGGCGAACCACATGCCGAAGCTCGTCGACAACGTGTTCTCGGCACGTCCGCTCATCTACTTTCTGAAGCAGGCCGGTCAGGTCCGTCAGATCAGTGGTGGCGCAAAGATCGTTATCCCGATTATCCACGGTGTTAACTCCACCGCTAAGTCGGTTACCGATTACGAGGTTCTGGACATCACCCCGCAGTCGGGCCTTTCGGCTGCCGAGTACAACTGGAAGCAGTTCGCTGCGACCATCGCCATTTCGGGTATCGAAGAGGCGAAGAACAACTCGGAAGAGCAGATCATCGACCTCCTTGAGGCGAAGACCATGCAGGCCGAAGAGTCGATCAGCGAATCTCTGGATTCGATGTTCATCACCTCTGGCCTCACGGCTGGTGCGACGGGCAACTTGGGCAAGGACTGGCTTGGTCTTGCTGCCCTTGTGAAGGATCAGACAAGCGTTGTCGGTGGAATCAACCCCGCCACCGCAGGTAACGGGTTCTGGAAGTCTTCCATCAACACCACTGCTGGCGCACTGACCCTGGCTCAAATGGGCACCATGTTCAACAACGTGTCGGTCGGTAACGATCAGCCGAACATGGTCCTCACCTCCCAGACCCTGTACGAGAAGTACGAGTCCCTTCTTCAGCCGCAGCTCCGTTACTCGGACACCAAAACTGCTGACGCTGGGTTCCTCAACCTCCTGTACAAGGGTGCGCCGGTCCTTTACGACAAGTACGTCACGGCTACTGACATGTTCTTCCTGAACACCAAGTACCTCCGTCTTGTCGGTCACAGCGAAAACTGGTTCAAGCCGACGCCGTTCGTGCGTCCGAACAACCAGGACGCCCGCTACGCGCAGATCATCTGCTACGGCGAACTGACGATCAGCAACCGCGCCCGCCAGGGTGTGCTGACAGCCAAAACCGCCTAGTTAACGCTAGGTGTATCAGTTGGGACGGGGCGGGGGTTTCGGCCCCCGCCCCAACTCGTTCTATGAGGCTTTGAAAGGGATTCCGTTATGCGGGTCAACGCATTCAGTTACGGCTCTGGGGCACGCCCCGCTGACATGGGTTCCGCTGCTGCTGGGCAACTAGCGCATGGTGATTATCGGGTCATGGAATACGGACCCGACCAGGAAGCCGAATGGGTTCCCGAGGAAATCGAACTTGTACCCGCGATCGACCCGTTGTTCTGCGGTCATCTGAAACACGATGGTTCGCAATGCAAAGCCCGCCCAGTTCGTGGTGCGGAGTTGTGTGTGGGTCACAGCCGTTCGGCAGCCAAAGCCGCGGGGGTCTGATGGCTTACACGTTGCAGAACATCCGCGACTATGTGTGGTCGCATCTGGATCTTGATGCCGACGAGATCTCCACGTTCCTGATTGATACTTGGGCGCGTGAGGCGACCATCAGGATCGCCAATTCCCGTGTTCGCTGGCCGTTCTTCGAACAGGACTGGGAGTTGACGACGGTCGCTGGAACCCAGGACTATTCGTTTGACGGCCTCAGCCCCGCTGTCGATGAGATCACCAGTGTTCTGGGCGACGAACGCCGCCTCACTTGGATTGGGCGTGACGAGGGGGAGCGGCGGTACCTGCCGGTCCAGCAGGGCCACGGGAACCCCACGTTCTTCTCGACGTGGGCCAGCAAGCTGCGTTTCTACCCCGCCCCTGCGGGGGAAGAAATCCTGTTTCTGCGTGGGTACCGAAAGGTGTCCGATTGGGTTTCGGGCGGTGCCGGTTCCGAACCCGACTTCCCCGACGACTTCCATGACCTTGTTCGCTTGTATGTGTTGGCGTCTTGTTACGCGCAGCAGGAAGACACGCAGATGTCGCAGATGTACCGCGACCATTACAACGAGGAACTTGATCGTTTGAAGAAGATGTACGGCGATGCCCCGCAGGCGTACCCACTGGTCATCGGATCTGGTCCTCGCACAAACCGACCGAACCGCCCGATGTTCCCGTTTGAGTTCTGATGGCCCGCCCAGCGTGGTGGTCGCAGAGCAGTAACAGGCCGGGCCAGTACCAGCGTGTACAGGTTTTGAACGCCCAGGATTTCACTGGGGGTTTGAATCTGGTGGCCGACACGTTCCGCCTTGCGGAAAACGAGTCGCCCGACATGATGAATGTTGATGTGGATCGCCGTGGCGGTTTCCAGGTCCGTCGGGGTGTAGCCCCGTACGGTTCGGTGTCGTTGGGTGCTGATCCTGACAACTTGTGGCAGTTCGTTTCGGGGGCTTCCAGTTACATCGTTGCTCAGGTCGGGGCGGACCTGAAGTCAACTACTGGCGGTGCGTGGACGACGCTGGTGACAAGCGCAGGGTTTTCGGCTGGGTCCGCGACTGCTGTCTGCCGACCGACCGTGTTCAACAACAAGAACTATGTGGTTCGTGGCGATGCCAACGCACTGGTGTTCACAGGACTGTCGACGCTCGCCGCTATGGGTGTTGCTTTCAACAACGACTTCTTGTCACCGACGAGCGGCAATGTTCCCCGCGCAAAAACGATTGCTTCGCACAACGGTTACATGTGGGTGGCGAACACGTTCGAGTCAGGGACCCAGTACCCGTCACGGATCCGCTGGTCGCATCCGAACAGTGCGGAGAACTGGCGCAGCGATGACTACATCGACATTGATATCGGCAAGGACGGCGACCAGATCACAGGTCTGGTCCCTGCCGGCGACCATCTGCTGGTTTTCAAACGTGACTCGACGTACGCGATTTACGGTTACGACTACAACACGTTCAGTGTCGTG